TGGATTTTTTGTTGAGGATTACAAGTTTGGCAATGATGGCGACTTGGATGAGCATAACGGAAGATTTTGTGTAACTCCCGACTTTCCAAATGGAGTATATGCATATTTTGCTCTTATCAATTCAGGAAAATCTGATAGTGATGGCCCATTCAAAAATTATAAGCAACCACAGTTTCCATATTTAATTGGTGATACTTATAATTCAGTCCCTAGTGATTTTAATATTACTAGATTGAACAATCAAATTGATTACAATTTTGATCATTTAATTAGAAATACAAAACCAGCAAAGACTAGCAACCTTTATGGATTTAATGAGTATATCAATGACACCACAAGAGATAAAAAACAAATTAGTGTTATCGATTCTGCTTCAAAGGGAGGCATTGTTGGATATGATATCGTTTCCGCAGGAACTAGTTACAAAACTGGGGATCCAATTCGTTTAGATGGATTACCACAATATGGTAGGCAATCTAGATTATCAGTCGGAAGAGTTGTTGGTAAAAAAGTTGTATCTATCGCATCCTCAACAATTAGTGCAGAAAACTTTGAATTATTCATCGGTGGTGGTCTTGCAATCGGATATTGCACATCACCTCACAATTTTGAAAACAAAAACAGAGTAGTAATTTCTGGATTATCAACAGAGTCCTTTGCAGATCTGAATGGCACTGTCAATATTGATAATCCTCAGAGAATTTGGGTAACTGATGAGTTTATTGATACACCAGCTAACACTGGTCTAACAACCACCATCTCGCTCAATGGTCCTTATGATCCTCTGTATGTGAGAGAAAATACTATCATTGGTATCGGACAATCTGCCGAAAATCTTGAACAACTTAAAGTTCTTAATGTAGATCCTTTGAACTCTGTGATGAGAGTTCAAAGAAATTATAATGGAACTGTGGGAACTTCATATTCCACTGGTTCTATTGCACTCGACATTCGCAGTTCTTTCAGTTTTGCTGTTAATGATGGAATTTACATTGAAACTCCACCAACATTCCAGAGATACTTTGATCCATCCGAAGTAGTTGGACTTGGAACCACCGCAATTGTTGGTGTCGGAACAACCATTGCATATCACACACATAACAATATTGCACCTCCTCATTTACAAGAGAATACAGATTATCAACCAGGAACAGCATACACCAGTAAGATTATTCCAATCAAGACAATCTTTATTCCTAACCACTCTTTTGAGACCGGTGATGAACTAACTTACTCTAATGGTGGTGGTACATCCATCGAAGTCTCTGATGGTATTGGCACATTTGTTCTCTCTGATCAATCGACGGTATATGCAATCAAGGAGTCTACAAATCTCCTTGGTATTTCTACGACAAAGGTTGGTTTAGGATCTACTGGTTCTTTTGTAGGACTGGGTTCTACTGCTGTTCAGTTGGCATTTACTGTCTCTGGATTAGGTGTCACTCATAGCTTTAAGAGAGAGACTTCTCCCATCACTGCGAATGCAAACGTACATGAGGCTACTCTAACAACTGAGGAACCACATGGATTAACATTTGATGAACCGATTAGATTAGTTGCGTCTCCAAATAAAGAGCAAATTGTATTTGTTCAATATAATGATTATAACAGAAGAATTGTATTTGATAGAAAGAAATTTGAACCTAGTGGCATCACAACCACAACCAATAATATCAACGTTTCAGATCACAAGTTCATAAGTGGTGATAAAGTCATTTACAGCACCACTGGAACTGCACCATCGGGAATGGTTGATCAGGAAATGTACTACATTATTAGAATTGATTCCAATAATGTAAAATTAGCATCTAGTAAAGTAAACTCCTTAGGATCAGCCCCAGAACCCATTGAAATTAATGGGTTTGGAAGTGGAGAGCATTTCTTATCTTTGATTAATCCAGTAATTGAAGTCGTAAAAGGAAATACTGTTTCTTTTGCAACCACCGACTCTTCTTTATCAATTGTTTCCTCTGGATCTACCTTCTCTGCATTTGATTTAAAATTCTACACAGATCCCAACTTTAATAATGAATTCAAGTCAACAGGGTCATCTAAAACTTTTGAAGTTACTGGAATAGGAACCATTGGTGTAACAGAACCCTCTGCTGTTAATATTGGAACTAATGATGAAGTTCCACAAACTTTATTTTACAAGTTTATTCCAATTAATGTTGATATTGCTCCAACAGCAAAAACTGAACTATTCATTGATAAAGAGCAAGACGATTCAAACACTATCTCTTTGATTAGAAGTGTATATCAGGTATATGAATATCCAACTGGTATCGGATCAACAACATTTAAGTTTAACTTAAATGAAAAACCAGAAAGAACTAGTTACGGATCCTCCGAGGGCACGTTTTACTATACTCACAAATCTCGTCATTCTGCTGGACCAATTGATACCATCAACATTAATTACAGCAATAGAAATTACTTAGAGCTACCTGGGGTCGCTTCAATTGGATCCACGACTGGATCTGGTGGTCTTATCAGACTGAGTGGTGATATGGGTAGAATTGTTAGAACCCGTAAACAGAACACTGGATATAATTATCCATCTGACCCAACATTTAAAGTAATTGCAAATACCCCTGAGATTTTGAGAATGGAAAATCTCAATTCTTTTGATAGTGTAGGTATCACTTCGGGAGGAAAGGGATATAATTCTGTGCCAACAATTGTGGTTATTGACACAATTACCAACAAAAAAATTAATAATGTTGTACTTGAACCAAAAGTAAAAAATGGTGGAATCTCCGAAGTTATCATTAGAGAAAACGCTAGGGATCTTTCCGATACTAAACCAACACTTCTTACTGTAAACAATCCAAACGGAGTTGGAATTACAACTGTTGGATTCAATACTATCACAAAAGAAGTCGCGCTCAATTTAAACACAGGATTCTCAACCGCTGGATCATTCCCATTCTCAGTTGGTGATAAGATTTTTATTGAGGGTGTTGGAATTGCTTCGACCGGATCTGGATATAATTCAACAGATTATAACTTCAAATTCTTTGAAGTAACTGCGATTGATGCGAATATTGGTGGAATTGGATCCGTCACTTATAAACTAGATTCTGATGTTTCAAATCCAGGCACATATGTGACAACAAGATCTGCCGGAAGAGTTATTCCTTTCAAAGAGTTTCCTGTATTTGATCCAATTCTCAAAAAGAATGAGTTCTCAATCAATGAACAAGTTGAGATCACCAATTTGAACGAAGTTAAATATGGAAATGTTTCTAGTTGGGACTCCAAGAATAAAATTCTAAAAATTAACTCAGCAAAAGAAATTTTGACTGGTGACAATATTAGAGGAACTGGTTCTGGAACTTTTGGAACTGTATCCGATAAAATTAATGTAGATTCTTTGTATGACATTGCACCTGTTGAAGCTGTTGTAAGAGGTTGGAACAAAGACACTGGTAAACTTAGTATCAACGAACAAAGATTAATTGATAGTGATTATTACCAGTATTTCTCCTACTCTTTGAAATCTAAAATCGCTTATGACACTTGGAATGACATTGTATCCTCTATGGCACACCCTGGTGGATTTAAGAAATTCTCTGATTTACAAATTGAATCCAAAGATGATAATACTAAACCAGTTGGCATTTCTTCAAATACGATTGATTTGTTTGTTGACTTAATCAGCGAAGTTGAAACATATTGTCAGTATGATTTTGATATTGTCTCTGAAACTTCCAAATTAATCTCAGGAGGATTTGTCTCTGATGAGATATTAATGCGTAATCGTGCTATCGCTGATTATGAAGAATCAGTTGGAAATAGAGTTCTTTCTATTGACAATATTTCGGGCACATTTAATAATACTCCAAGAGCAACTAGATTCTCCATCATTGATACATTCCCACTTTCAGCAACTCGTTACAGAAAGTATTTTGCTTTGACTTTTGATACTCAGTTCATTGGATCCAGAAGAATGGAGATCATTGAACTTCTGATTGATAATGATGGAAATGGGTACATTCAGGAATTTGCATCTGTCGATGGAAACACTGATCTCAATGGATACTTTGATTTCCAAGTTAGTGGCACTGAGGGTCAATTACTCTTCTTCCCAGATGATTTTGATACCAATAACTTTGATATTCATGGTCTCGTCTATAACGTAGATAGAGACATTCATGATGCGGTTGGACTCTCAACAGTTGTTGGTGTTACAACTATTGGTGATATTGTTGAACTTGCAACAAAGGGAGGCAAAATTAATGCGGGTGTTACTACAACAGTAAACATTTATTCACTTCCACTTTCAAATTTTGATGCTGGTCATAAATTTATGATTCAAATGAGTGCTGGGGAACAGCATGAAATTGTGAATATTAATGCACTCAATAATGATGGATTTTCTTATGGAGTTGAATATGGAAACATGTCCAATATCAATCCATCATCTGCGGATGTAGCAGTTGGAGCGATTGCAACCTTTGGAACTTCTGTTGAGAACAATATTTTCTACATCAATGCTACACCAGCAGCAGGTGCTACCGGAACTGGCATCACTTTCAACATCTTTGGAAAAAGTTTCCTCAGCGGCGTGTCAACGGTTGGAATTGCCACATCTGAATTAGTCACTGGTAACATAAAAGCTCAATACGAAGGTATTTCTGCATCAGGAACCCCAGGAATTACAACTGTTGCGACATTCGGAAATGAAACTATTAGTGAAGAAGGAGCACACGTTCTTTTCCACATTGAAGACGTGACCAATGATAAATTTGAATTGCTTGAAGGTATCTTCATGCATGATAGTGATGGTGAAATTTATGAGACATTCTTCGCCAATGTTGAGACTGATTCTGACAACATTCAGCAAGGAATTGGAACTATCACTGCAATTAAAGATGGTAATGATTATAACGTTGTATATGTTCCACCTGTATCAACTGAGGTAAGAGTAAAAACTCTTGTAACATCTGCATCTCAAACTAAGGGTGGTGTTGAAGGTCTTTTTGAATTAGATCTTGTTGATACTAAAATTAGTAGTTTTGAAGGAACTTATACTAACACTAATGTTGACGTTAGAAGAGCGTTTGGTCTTTTCCATGGTGGGGATCCAATTTTCTTCAAGGATTTTGATTCTACTAATCCACTGGTTGTTGATGTTGACAATGACATCATCACACTTCCAAATCATTTCTTCTCATCTGGTGAAAGAATAAAGTACAACCCAACTGGTTCTGGAACAACTTCTTCGGTTGGTATTGCTACCACAACTATTACTGGATACGGTTCCACCGACAAACTTCCAGAATATGTCTATGCAATTAAGGTTGATGACAAATCAATTCGTCTTGCTGGATCCCCTGAGGATGCTCTCGCTTCTAATGTAGGAAACTACTTAGATTTGACAACTGTTGGTATTGGAACCTCTCATACATTTACTGCCCAAGATCAAAACACAAAATGTATCATTACTCTGGATAATAATATTCAAGATCCAGTGATTCCAGCTAACGTTGAAAATACTCTCGTTGAGCAAATGTCATTCGGCGGAGAATTGATGAGAATCTCTGGCATTACATCTATTTTTGGAGGAGACCTTCTCAAAGTTGATGATGAGTTTGTAAAAGTCAAACAAGTTGGATTTGGTAGCACAAATGTTCTTGTAGTTCAAAGAGCATGGATGGGAACTGGTTTGTCAACACATGCTAATGGATCTACGATTGAAAAATATGAAGGATCTTACAACATCGTTGACAATACGATCAATTTCTATACTGCTCCAAATGGATTGAAACCCATCGAGGGCACCGATCCTGATGATGTGGATTACACTGGAATTCAAACGACATCTACTTTCCAAGGTAGATCCTTTATGAGAAGTGGTGTGGTCGGAACTTCGACTCACACTTATGCAACAAACTTCCTGATGGATTCCGTTTCTCAGGAGTTAACTGGTGTTGGTAAAACATTTACCATACAAAGTGATGGTGTAAATGTCAGCGGTTTCAGCACAAACCATGCTTTGGTTTTAATTAATGATATTGCTCAAATCCCATCACAGGATGCACGAATTAATGATTTCTCACTTACGGAGAATGCTGGTATTACGTCAATCGTATTCAGTGGATTTGCTGCTTCTGTAACCAATGATGTAAACACTGGTTCTATCCCTGTTGGTGGTGTTATTGTCTCCGTAGGATCGACGCAAGGATTCGGTTATCAACCATTAGTGGCTGCTGGTGGAACTGCTAATGTCAATGGATTTGGAACTGTAACCTCTATTAGTATTGGTAACAGCGGTTCTGGATATAGATCGGGAATTGCAACTTACAATGGTGTCGTTCAAGGATTGACTTACAACGTCGGTCTCAGAACTGCTGATATTGATACGGTTGAGGTAACTACCATTGGTGTTGCGACCGTCGTCAATGGTAATATTACGGGTGTTTCTGTCACGAATCCTGGCGTTGGTTACACATTTAGCAATCCACCAATTGTTGTCTTTGATCAACCAATTCCATATACTCGTATTCCATTGATTTATCATCCAGATTCTCCTGGGTCTCAAATTGGTACGAATGCATTTATTGATGTTCAGGTTACTAATAACAAAACCATCCTAAATTTTGATATCATTAATAGTGGATATGGATACAAGGTTGGAGAGATCTTAACTGTTCCTAAGGGTGGAGTAACCGGAATTCCCACATTCAATATTTCCAGCACTCCTATTGGATTTGGAACTAATAACTATAAAGTTGAATTTGCAGTATATGATGCTGTTTCTGGAATTATCACTGCTACGATTGGTGTTCACACGATTACCACATCTGACTCAATTACTCTGGTCAATGAATCCATAATCTTCTCTTGCAGCAGCGATGAATATAAGCAGAGAATTGGTTATCCTAGACCAACTGATCCTGCTGCCGGAACTGCTCGCACAGTTACTGCTGTTACTTCCAATACAATTACTTTTGACGTAGGTGGTGCTCAATCTGGATCTGGTTACCTTCATAGATTTGTAGGTGCTGGAATGAGTGATTTCAGAATCAGTATCGATAGAGTAGATTCTGATAAGATGACTGGTTGGAGATTTGGTGATCTTGATGTGTTTGATAAATTAGATCCACTTTTTGATGGCGAAACAAAAGTGTTTGCTATGACTAAGAATGGTTCTCCTGCATCGATTAGGGCTGCAAAAGGATCATTAATTGATGTCAAACAAACCATTCTGATCTTCCTGAATGATGTTTTACAAGAACCAGGTATTGCATATGAATTTAATGGTGGTTCAAATATCACCTTTGTTGAAGCACCAAAAGTTGGTGACACTTGCGCCATTCTTTTCTATCGCGGCACTGGTGGAGTTGACGTTATTAATAGAGACATCATTGAATCACTTAAACTTGGTGATAGTGTAAGAATTCAAGCAACTGATTCTCAAAATAGATTGAGATTTAATCAAAATAGTAGAATTATTTCTGGAATTGCAACTGCTGATTCTTTCACAACAACTCCATATAATGGCGCAGGTCTAACCACAGATAGAACAATTACGAGACCTATGGTTTGGTGTAAGCAGCAAGATGATCTATTCATTGACAATAAAGCTGTTACGAAAGATAGAGCCTTGTATGGGGCAAATATCTTGCCGAAGACAAACATTATCAAAGCAGTTGGACTTGGTTCTACTGAAATTTGGACCACTGGCGTCTTCCCTCTGTTTGATTCCTACGCGGAAGCTCTTCCTGAGGTTAAACAAACCATCCAGATTATCAATCAGGACACTAAGATCTCTGCTGCTGCAACAGCAATCGTCTCTGGACTTGGTACAATCTCTTCAATTAGTATCACAAATTCTGGTCTTGGATACACAGTAGCACCTCTGGTTTCTATTGCAAATAGCGTTGGTTTTGGTTCTGCTACCAGAGCAACCGCAACTGCATCCATAACTGGAACGGCAGTCACTTCAATCAGTGTGTCCAGCGTTGGTGCTGGATATACATTTACCAATCCACCAGTCGTTCTTCTCACACCACCTAATTTTGATAGAGAAGAAATCAAAAATGTTGATTACTCTGGTGATTTTGGTATCATCTCTGGTGTTGGAACTACATCCATTGGAGTTGCAACTACGGGTCTAATCTTTGATCTGTTGATCCCTGATGGTTCTCCACTGAGAAGCACCTCTGTAATGGGACCTGGTGCTGCAAGAACAATTTCCAATATCGCAGCTGGATACCCATTTGTAGTCTTTGAGTCAAATATTGGTCAGGGAGTTACTTCTCTTGATCTTGGTGGCACTACACTTGGAATTGGTTCTACATGCTTAGATAATGTGTATGAGGCAGTTTCTGTTTCGGTTGCAACAACGGAAGCAGTTGGATTTGGAACCACATATGTTGCAAGAGTTGTCGTAAGTGTCGCAAGCACCGAAGGCATAACTGGTTATGGTCACAGTGAGTTCTTTGGTAAGTTTAGTTGGGGTAGACTTCAAACCTTCTCACGAACTGGCATCGCTAAAACATTCACTCCAATACTTGACAACGGAATTACAGGAATTACAACTGGTCCTGTTATCATCAGAAAAACACCACTTAAATCAGTTGGATATTTAACATAAATAACTAAAAAAGTTCAAAATGTCCGCGATAATTACTGAACAGTTTCGCATCCTTAGTGCTGAAAATTTTCATGCCGGAATTGCGTCTACTGGTAGTTCGTATTATACCTGGATTGGTTTACCAAATGCGCCTGAATTAGACGCAGATTGGAATACCACTCCACCGGCACCGGTTGACTCAATTGGCGATGAAAATCGTTATTGGGATACTATGATTGCCATGAAGAAGATTAATTCTTCTGATGTGAAAAAGGTTGTAGAAAAATATACCTGGGCATCTGGTGAGAAATATGACATGTACAGGCACGATTATAGTAGAAATAATCTTGCTCCCGTGTCAAAAGCAACATCTTTATACGGAGCAAAATACTATGTAATCAATAGAGATTACAGAGTTTATATTTGTCTCAATAATGGATTTTCGCCAGAAAACACATCTGGAAAACCTTCTTTGGATGAACCTCTCTTTACAGACTTAGAACCAAGAGCTGCTGGAAGTAGTGGCGATGGTTATGTCTGGAAATATCTCTACACTCTGACTCCAACAGATATTCTTAGATTTGATTCGACTAATTTTATTCCTGTTCCCAATGACTGGCAGGGTGATACCACTAATGCAGCAGTTAGAGATAATGCATCAACCAGTGGTCAAATTAAAATTGTAACCATCTCAAATAGGGGAACTGGTTATGGAACAGCAACAACGTATTCTAACGTAGACATTCTTGGTGATGGTGAGGGAGCAAAGGCTAGCGTTACGGTAAACGCTAATGGAAAAATTCAATCTGTTGACATTTCCAATGGTGGATCTGGATATTCATTTGGAACTGTTGATTTAGATGGAGCAGGAATTACAAATTCTGCATCTAGCACGGATGCGGTAACTAGTGTTGTTATTCCTCCATCCGGTGGCCACGGTTCCAATATCTATCAAGAACTTGGAACCCGTAAAGTAATGCTTTACACTCGTCTTGAAAATGATAGCACAAATCCAGATTTTGTCACTGGAAATGAATTTGCTAGAATTGGTATTGTTAAAGATCCTGAGGTATTTGGTTCTACAACTAGACTATCGGCAGAAAAGGTAAGCGCAGTTTATGCCCTGAAAGTAACTGCCGATCAATTAAGTGATATTACCTTTGATACAGATGCGGTTATCACTCAAACAGTTGGTGTTGGATCAACTGCTATCGGTAGAGTTGTTTCTTGGGACTCTAATACAGGTGTTTTAAAATATTGGCAGGATAATAGAGTTGCTACTTCAACTACGGCTGGCACAGCGCCCCTGTATGGATATAAATTATTAAGGTTTACTAATACATTAGTAAATGGTGGATCTTTTAATGTTGCCGGAGGAAATGGTACAGTTGCCATTGATACTTCTTTCTCGGGTATCTCTACCGTTCTAAATAATAGGACC